GTATAAATTATAAATAAAAATGTTTGTGAAAATGCCGTTGGTTAACCGGGATGCATCAGCATTAGAATGCTCCCTTTGGGTGACTATTTGGAAATCTGCAAGCGTCCGTGTGTAGTGTCATAACATCACGTCGTAAATCAGTACAAATAACTTGTTGTTTGCCGTAGCTTAAACGCGAAACAACATTAAAAATTAGCGTTTAAAAATCACCGATAAAATCGGTGAAGGTGCTCTCAAAATCAGCATCAGTATCAGTTAACAAACCAACACTTTCAGCGAAAAATTTTCGAGGCTTGTGGATTTGTGATCCCTTCACATAATCAGGTTTCAACGTTTCCAACATTTCTGCATATGGTATGAAAGATATCACACCTTGTAGAGAAGGATTCAATGAAACTATGTGTCGAAGTTTTCCTAAAAATTCATGATAAAATTCTTCACCATGAAGAAAAGCTTCTCGAATCGCACCGTCTGTGTACGATCCGAATTGCTCTTCAGAGGATAAGGGACATTCACTAGATTTTTTGATCCAGTAAAACTTCTTGTAAATACTATCTAGCTCAATAGGAGCAACAATCGTTCTTAAATCAGCGTGATATTTAAAATCTCGCTTCAAAAAACTGATATCATCAATTCCAATATATGGAACTGATTCTGCATCCTTATGAGCCATAGTATATTCAATGTCCACCTCGGCGAAAGCTCTTTGACAAGCCGTGTGGTTAAACCAATCACAACCTTTACGAACTCCCATGGCATTGTCATCACCATAGGTTGCCAGTTTTACGTTGTGTGCAAAATTATACCGAACTCGGGGGTTTAGTTTATAATACACATAACGCATCATGATGGAATTGCAAATACTATTCAATTGAACAGTAATCAAATTTCCAGATGGATTTCCATTCGCAAAGCGATAGAGATCTCCATCAATAAGGATATTTGGATTGCAAATGTCAGAAAGAGCTCCTCTAATTAAAGAAAGTTCTTCTACCGATAATCCCATCTCAGCATACCAAGACATAATCACACCTGCAGCTGCAGTAGTGATTTGACCTGCCATTCGAGTGTCAAATCCAGCAAAATCTCCAGCAATCATACTCTTACTGGAGTATGTAGTAAGGAAATCATGCAACGATTGCCAATGTTCAGATGTAGCGTTAACACCAACGAAACACTCTGTTTCCTCCTGGAACATTCGAATAAATTCGGGTACACCAGCAAGAACACGACGTGAAGCAATAAAGTTTGCAAAAGGAGATCCATAAAATTTCCTCACTTTAGCAATAGCTTTTTTGTTAGGTAACAACTCATTGACCTTACTAGAAGCTTTGTAAATTGGTTCACTTCGCTCACCATTAGCCCAAGCTTCTAAAGTTCGATCAATTTCCTTCTGGATATCAAAATCTTCATTAAATTCCCGAGGGATTTTTACTAAAGATTCATCCATAGGATCACGAACTAAACACTTTTTCTTAGACTTCTGGATTGGAAATCCTGCAGACGTATCATTCGGTAATCCGAACAAATGTCCATCTTGGGTTCCGTTCATTGCTTCATCTTGTGAATAAATACGTAAATGATCCTTCAGCAAGGCTTTATTGGCTTTGATAACTTTCAACGTTTGTTGTTTGTAATCATCAATAGCCCTTCCAAGAACATCGTGCTCGTAATGTTGAACAGGGTTTGTCAACTTGTTAAGAGTACTCATGGTTTTAGCAACATCATTAGGATCTTTAGGAGGCCGGTGCTTACGTTCTCCAAATACTTCTACACCCTTAAAAGGGGTAGGAACATACGGAGTTCGTGTAGCAGATACCATTTCGGCACCTCCTTTCAAAACTTTACCCATATAAGTTACAACAGCTGCATCTTTAGCACCATCTTCTCGCATGAAAAGAGGTGTTCCAGGAACAACCGTATAATCTGTACCATAAGTGTCAACGCGAACATCGCCAAGACTAGCTACCACCATATGAGGTGAAGTGGACATGATTTTATCAATACCTACTTGTAGCATCGGTCGTGTAATATTCGTAACCCAAACATTACTACCTCCGGCCGTTAAGCCAGCTATATGAAAACCATAGATAAGTCCCAAATCATTATCAATGTAAGGGGCTCCACACATACCAGGAAATGAATTAAATTCTGTAATCCCGGTCAAAGGTTTATCACAGTGGTAGACATGTTGGTTTTGACGAATCCCAAAATAACCAGGGGTCTCACGATAACCACGGTATTTGATATAAGTCTCACCACTGGGTCCCACGTATGGACGTAAAGCTTGTTTTGATTTAAAGATCTCACCTGAAGGTCCTTTAAAAATCATTCGAGTAGTACGACTTCTAAAAGAAGCTTCTTCCTCCGCAAAGAAGTGTAACAAATTTTTGCCAGGAGGAGCTGATGGTAAATGCACTAAACATAAATCTCGCTCGGGTAAGCGATAAACTTGAAGTTCGCTTAACCTTTGATCTTTAGTTTTAGCAGTTACCACATCAGGAGCTGATGAAGTCTCTAAATCGAATGTAGTTTCCGGTATCGCATGATTTGGAACTAAAATAATATTTCCAGAAACCATCATACCGTTAACCGAACCGAATACTTCACCTTTCGTTTTTACAACAACAACTCGTAATGTCTTTTTTAAAACATCTTCGAGACGATCAGCAGAAGTAGTTTTCGGGATGTTCATAACTTTAGGAGGCAATCTTGAATAACCTTCCTTATAATCACGTTCATCTTCCGTACTTTTATCAACAAACTTACGATCAGGGAGACGCAATGCACCTTTTAACCAATCAGCTTTTTCATCAAAGAATGTGACAGTATCTTCAGCGTTATTACTTAAGTCTCTCATCACTTTCCAAGTGTTATATACACGGTAAAGAACATAAAAAGATGCAGCTCCTGCAAAATACTTTAGAGCATGCTTCTTAAAATGTTCTCGTGTTGTAATACAGACACTGGATAAGCGATCCAAACGATTGTTCAGTTCTTGCTCTACTTGTGAT